TAGCTTTATATCTACTGTGATTTGACTTGAAGAGGTATTAGCAATGGTCAGGCCAATAACCACAGTAGTTGTAGATGATGGCACGGTATAAATATTCATTAAACCGTTTGCTGCTGTGCTTGAACCATCAAAAGTTTTTACTTTAAAGGTATTAGCCATGACCTACTCCTTATACGTCATCCAGTAACGCACATACAACAACCTCTGCAGTTGATGCAGAAGATATAGCGTGTATGTCAGCTACTGTTGTATTTGGTAGCCGTGCAGCAAAGAACTCGTTTGGTCCTATTGTTACACCATCACCTGCACTTGAAGATGCAGTGCCAGCGTCAAACACAACATAAATACTTCTGCTGTTTGTATCTACGTTCTTAATGAATAGAAACTTTACTTTATCACCAGTAGCTACAGCCGTTGGTGCGGTGTCATCGTCCACTGCTGTATAGTCTGTAAAATAACCAGCCATCAAATCTGAACTTGAATTTGATACGCTAGTCAACTTATAATACCACTTGTCATTGGCATCATCAGGTGTTACAGTCATTGTTGCTGAAAAAGTTTTGGCGATTTCATCAGGCAATACCGTTGCCTGTACGGTTACTGAGGCATCGTCTGCCATGATTTTCTCCTTATATTACAGGTTAATTATACCACATTTCAAGTGGTTTGTCAAGCCCTAATTTATACTAGCCAAGGGCTATGGCTAATGCTGTAGGGTCTTCACTTGAGAACCCGGCATTTACTAAATAAGTTTTTACTACACTCAAGTCCATACGCTTGACTGTACCAGCGTCACTTACTAACAATTCGTCTGTATCTGCAAGACCTGAAGTAAGTGCTGTTTGACCGCTAATAATATTGTCATTCAACATGCCGCTTTCAACAGCGTTATTTGCTATGGTCAATGCTCCTGCATCACTAGCAGTTGCATCACCTGACATTGCAGAGTAAATATATTTCTTAACACGTGTAAACTCTGACTTACGCTCTGTGCCGTTTGCACCATCGTCAACAATAAGCAAGTCGGCATCTACAAGGTCTGCACCAATGTCTGTACCACCATCAATCTCAAGTGCGCCAATGTCAACTTTACCTGCTGTAGAAATAGTGCTTAGTTTGCTGTCAGCAATACTACCAGCCAACATGCCATTAGATACTGTACCGCTATCGCCTGTACCAATAAGTGTGCCTGTCGCCACAGGCAGGGTCAATACTGCGCTACTACCTGCAGAGTGTGGCTGTGCTTGTAATGTCTGTGCATGTGCATTAGATGATTCACAGTAAAACTTTACCTTTGTTACATCACCTGTGCCTGTCCTTATGTCAATAAGTCCATCAGTAATAGACACACCACCAGAACTGCCGTTACCATCTATAATAACTTTACCACTACCATTAGGCAGGATGCTAATATCACCATTGGATGCTGATACAATATCATTGCCGTTAACATCCAAGTCACCACCAAGCTGGGGAGAACTGTCCGATACAACATCTGACAAACCACCTGCTGCTGACACTAAGTTTGTTACAGGTACTTTTCTTAATGCACTAGCAGAGTTGTCAAACATCAATACTAAGTCATTAGATGTATCTACGGTAGTCTCTTGTGTCTGTCCTGTAATGACACTAGCATCAAGCATAGAACCTTCAACAGCACCGCTTGCAATAGTAACTGCACCACTGCTTGCCATTGTTACATCACCAGAGATAGCTACAGGATTGTAGTTAGTGCCGTCACCTACAAGCATATGACCTGCAGTGTTTGTAGCCATAGTGATGTCATCACCTGTAACGGTTAAGTCACCAGTTACAACAACGTCACCGCTAAAGGTAGCCTTACCTGCAAGAGCCATGTCAATGTCAAGAGCAGTAATGGCAGATGAACCGTCTGTGCCTTTGATAGCAAAGTTCTTGTCTGCTGTAGATACAGTAAGTTCTACATCAGATGAGTTGTTCGCAATGTCCAGTATTGATGTGCCATCATCTTTAAAGACGATGTTTGCACCACCAGCGTCAAGAATAATATCACCGCCAGCATCTAGTGTGATGTCAGAGGCATTATCAATCTCTGCAATTACAGGAGTTGTAAGAGTTTTGTTTGTGAGGGTTTTAGTTGTTTGAGAAAGGTAGGTATCAAAAGTATCTACTGTTGTCTGGCGCATTGTGCCGCCATCATTAGTTACAATACCGTCTCCACCTGCAACTGCTGTTGTACCAGCAGATGTGCCACCATCCATGAGGTTTATTTCAGCAGTTGTTGCTGTAACCCCATCCATAATATTAAGTTCTGAGGTAGTGGCTGTTACACCATCCATAATATTTAATTCAGATGTTGAAGCAGTAACACCATCTAAAATATTAATCTCTGCTGCTGTAGCAGATATAAGTGTACCATTAAAATTAATTGCGTCTAAATGTGCAGTACCATCAATAAATAAATCTTTCCACTCAGCAGATGTACTACCAATATCACGTGTGTTATCTCCGTCAGGTATTAAGTCTGCACCTAATGTACCTGATACAATAACATTACCAGATAGTGTCATAGTGCCAGCAATGTTAGCTGCACCAGCTAGATGCAGTTCTTTAAACTTGACACTGCTAGAGCCAAGGTCTACATCATTGTTTGTTACAGGTAGAATAGCACCGTCTTGAAAACGTACTTGTTCCACAGTAGAACCAGCACCACCTGCATCTACGAACACTCCTACACGATTATTTGTATTATCAACAACAACTTTGTTAAGAGGAGTAGCTACACCGGGGTCTCCGATCAATCCAATGACTGGACCCTCTGCTGCTGTACCATCGTGTTTATGTCCTGAAGTGTTTACAAAAGCGGCTAGTATTTGATTAAATTCATCATTACTGTGTGATGCGGTGATAACGTCACCGTCAGTAAATGATGATTGTCTAGTATAACCTGCCATTACCTTCTTGCTCCTGCGTCAAATTCTAATTGAAATCCTTTAAGTGAGTATGGTGCAGATGTGCCTCTGTCATTAACTCGTAGTGCTACAGCAAAACCTGAACCTTCAATGGGTTGTCTAATTAATGGGTTTGTCTGTCCACCATATGTCGCTGTGCCGTACAAAGAACTACCATAAACCGCTACCACTGAAGATGTATCAAAAGGATACGCTGCTGGTCTTGCTACAGTAGGTGCTTCATAATCATATCGTACAAACAAGTCTGCGTTCACTGCTGCTTCAGGTGCGTAGTTAATAATTACACGCTGAAAGTTTTTTCGTATACCAGCATCACCCATTGTTAAATCAGGTGAGCGATACTTACCAACAACCACGCTACCATCAAAAGTGCTACCTTGTTCTTGACGATATACAAATCCATCAAAATCGCCATGAACAACTATTGTGTCACCTGCCACAACAACAGAGTCCGTGCTTGTTGCCCTGATACCTAGTAAATCACCAAACTCGTAGGCTTGTCCTTTACGCACACAGATAACACCCTTTGTTGCTGATCTTGTTGTGCTTGCATTAGTAAAGAATATTCTATACTGTGTCTTGTCAGGTATAACAACACTTGAAAATTCATCTACATCTGACAAATCCAGAAAGCGTTTTTGTACTTGCCTACTTATTGTTCCTAATTCTACGTCACCAATTCTTTCAGTACCAGCTACCGTTCTTAATCCGTCTGGTCCAAGAAAAACAATGTCACCACCAAATTCTTGGATTGTAAAATTATTTAAACAACCTATTTCTCTAGTTACTGGTTGTACAACAAAGTCCCCTATTGTGTTGCCAACTAGTTTAAATATTCTTTCTTCACAGAATATAAACAGTGCATCACGAAAAGGAAATAGTCCTGTTATATCACTGTCAACTCGTATTGTACCTGCGCCATTAGCTGGTGTAAAATCGTCATCTGTAAATGGAGCAGTAAATACTAGAGACTGTGGCTCACCTGACATACCTGCAAAGAAACTGGTATCTTTAAATCTTGTTACAAAGGCTGGGTCAGATGGTGCGCCTGTTGTATTTATATCTGTTACTGTTGTGCCATCAAACTTACTTGCATGATTTGCACCGTCTGCAAACATAAGTAGGTCAGTGCCATTTAAGTTATATCTAAAATGTGTATACCTACCTGCACCTGTTCTACCACTATCTATCTGCGACCATGAACCAGTAGTTCCAGCTTGATATACATTTGTGCCTCTAGCGGCTACTACCTTACCCTTAAAGTGGGCCGACAATAATATTGGTTCAGAATCTGATGCTGTTTGTGGAACTACATTACTATTCCACTTTGCGTATCCAGATATTCTTCTATAGCCACCAGTTACGTCAGGCTCAAAGTTTTGTAATTCTAGTGCCATCCCCGGCTGCATGGCAAAAGTAGATTGATCTAAAACTAATCCACCCTGACAAGCGAAAACAAAAGGATTGAGGCCAGCTTCATCTGCCATTTAATACACCTAAAATGCAGCTACGTTAATGCCATACCTTTGCGAGTGCGGAAGATAGGTTGACCTCACATAATCTGTTCTGTTTAATAATATTGATTGCATATGCTTTATACCCTCTTCAAACCTAGTAAAGTTTAGACCATACTGTTGTGCCTCACCTCTGTACTGATATGCATATGCAGTCGCACCGTCTGCGATTACTTGTCTAAATTGTTCGGGGACAGCGGGGACATCAGTGGCAGCAGCTAAAGCAGTAGGTCTACTATAAAATTCGTATTTTAATACGTATGCTTTGTCTGGGTAAGGGTATAAGCCGTAATTATTATCAGGTGTTCTAAATACAAAGTTTGGAACGCCACCTACACCTGATGAAGTTTCTTGACCAATATATTTGTCTACATATTCTTTATAGTCTAGTACACGGAGAGTAGTAGCATCTACACCCAGTGTATTATCTTTGCTTATTCTAAATGTTTCGTAGTCCACATGCTGCGTACCAGTAGGAACTGTGTATCGTGTCTGTGAAGCTACAAGAGTTTCTGTTTGTGTTGAATGACTAAAAGGCCAACCAAACTCTCTTTGATTAATATAATTGATAGCATCGTTTACTGCGTTTTGACATTGTATTTGATAGCCTCTTGCTGCAGTGAAGTTAGTAGCTGTAAGCACTACTTCATTCATACGAGCAAGAACTTCATTTGTCAAACCAAGAAAATCATATGCCATGTTAAATTCCTAAATAAAAGTGAGGGGGCAAGTTACCCCTGCCCCGTCACATTACTTTACGCTAGTGTATCACGGTCTACTTCTTGAGCAGTCATGTCACCCGTATCGTCAACGTCCATGCAGACAGCAAACATGCGGATCACTCCACCTGTTGTTGTACCTGTCATTGCTTGGATTTCAATATCAATGGTATCAGAAGTGCCACCGATAAGAACAGGAGTTTGTCCTGCCTTAAAAGCGTAATCACCTACTGATGCTCCATCAAAATCAAAGCCATCAACAAAGTTATCCAAGTCTCCACCTGTGATACCAAAATCAAAATCAGTGTCAGTTGAAGTACCTGCGTGAGCAGTTGTTACTTCAAAACCAGCACACATGATTAGGGTATTAGCTGGAATAGTCAAACCCGGAATTACATCGTTTGCAGCGAGGGCAGTACCCTTATCGCTTGCAGCCGTTTCAAAATTCAGGTCTGCTTGGATTAAGTAAGGCTTGCGACCACGACCATCATTTCCTCGTGCTACAGAGGTAGTATTATCACCAAGTGCCATAATTCAGTCCCCCTTTAAGCCAAACAATATGCCGCAGTAACGATTGCTTCAGGACGAAGAATCTTGCGACCATACAGATGCATACCACGGACAATATCTGCGAAGCTGTCCGGGTCACGATAAGTCTCAGTCTTGTTAATCTGCTCTGCAGTTGCAACAGCAGATGAATGACCAGCAACGATGATGCCCATGTTTGACGAATTAACACCACCTGTAGTTGCTGGGCCAGTGCCAAGCGAAGGTAGGTTATTAGACGTGTAAACTTGGAAACCGTGAAGGTTATTCAAGACAAGTCCGTTCTGTAGTCCAGAACCACCGAAGTCCGAATTTAGAAGACGTGAATCTTCATCCTTCAGTACCTCAATAAATACTGGGTCAAGAACAATCCAGCGTCCTTGGGTATCAACATTTTGCTGATCCAGAAGACGGGACATACGTGCAAGAATTTGTAACGGGAATGCGTTACCTGCAGTGCTGGACTTAGCAGCAGTTGCACCACCTGCACGTGGCTCAATACCAATACAGCTATTAGCAGCACCTGCTGTGCCAGAAGTATTAGTAAAGTCAGAAGCGTCAAGCGACATGGATGCCAAAAGTTCAGCACCTACGAGGTTTGCGCCACTAGAAGCTGTTGAAACAGCCTTTGCACCATTAACAGTTGTGTTAACAGTATTTGCAGCACCATGAATGGCTGACTGCGTGAAACCTGACAAGTAGCCAAGAACGTCTTGGTCAAACTGGTCAGCGAGGCGATATGCAGCACGATCACTTGCCAAAGATTGGAAGTTAACGTGTGAGTGTGCCTCTTCAATGTCGTCCACCTTGAAAGCAAAGTAGTTAGCTTTGTCAATCGTTAGGCTGAACTCCTCATCGTCAAGGTCTTGCGGGGTAATAGTTGTACCACGTGCATACGCCTTAACGGTGATTTCGGGTTCTTTGATAACCTTAACGGAATCGCCCATCTGCGCAATCTCACCAAAATAATCGGAATTGGTGATTGCTTCAACAATAGATGCCTTGCGGAAAGCAACCTGCACCTGTTTGCTGTAGATAATAGGACTAAAATTACCGTTAGGAAGATTACCATACCCGCTTGCGGTAGTAAATGCCATTGTAATCTCCATTTAGCATTATTCACAGATGCAAACTTACAAGACTAATTAGAGGCTGATTTGCTTGGGTGCGTTCAATAATAAGGTGGCCGCCCTATTATTTTACGGGCCATGCGCTTCAGGTAATCCGTAAGACTTTGCTGTTTGCGTATTGTAGTGTAACAGTTCTGCGCAACAAAGTTACACTAATCTGACTATAGTTATACCTATATATAACTATTTGTCAACCTTTTTTTCTTTCGGTATCTCAAGAAAATTCATGTTCATACTGAAAGACCTGCGTTCTCCTTCTGTATAGAATGGATATACACAGTGAAATAGTTGTGAAGGAAACACATAAAAGTCTCCAACCTGTGGCTTAATTACAAAGTTTGTGCAGGTATATCCTGATGGTGTACCTGATGCAAACTGTATATGCCCATTAGCAGGATGGTGGTCTTTGTAGTCTTCTTCCCACTCTTCTTCTATTCCTTCAGGTAGCTTTAAGTATCCTACACAAGATAATCGTGACCCTGTGTGGATATGTAGCGGGTTATACTCACCATTAAACTGTCGTACAAACCAACCTGATACTACCTGTAATCCATAGTTGTAGTTATCTACATCTAGTGAGTTAGCCCCAAAAGAGTTGCGTAGTTCTGTGTAGGCTTGGTATTTACCTACAAACTGCCCCAAACCTTCTTGGGCAATAGCTACAATTTCTTCATCAAAAGCTAACTCTGCTTTTACTTTGCCTACCAAGTTATCTGAATAGTCTTTTAACTTGTCAGACATTTTACTATTTAGCTTCTCAACCAACTCNTCTGGCATACGNTAGTATCCCATCGTTGGNCCAAATGGAGCAAATAGTTCCATTTCTTTTTGTGGCTTAAATATTATACTCATCGTGCAGACCCACTTANATCATAGACAAACTTGCCACTACGTATAGCTTCCATGATTTCATCTGAGTTTTTCTCATACTCTTGTGCNGACATACNTCTGAACATCCGACTCTTTTAAGTATGAACTAGTTTCATCTTTCTGTGGTGTACTACGTGAGTTCTTTGTAGACACAGACTTTGCTGCATCCTTATTTGATTTAGGTTTTTCTTTACCTATACCTTTATCTGCTTTGTATAGATCAATGGCTCTAGCTGCTGCACGTGCATCATTGTCATTGTCATATAGTGCGTCTTGCACCCACTTAGGCTGCTCCTCTGCCCAATCGTGAAACTCATCGCTGTCACGTATCTCGCCAAA